GAGGTTTCGGCCGTTACGTTGAGCTCGTTTAATACGGTTTGGCTTAGCAAATAGAATTGGTCGGCGCAATAAACCTCTACCGTGTCGGTACCGCCAAGCGCAAAGTTGTAATCGTAGTTAACTATGTAGCCGTTAAAAATGTATTGCGGGGCGTTTAGCGTGTCGTAACGTAGTAGCCGTACTTCGCGCATTGGGGCTAATCCGGGTAAAGCTTGTGCCGTGTCGTAAAAGGGCGAGTCGGTGTTAAACGGGTTGAATACGCCGCCCGCTAACGTGTCGTCAAGCGTAAAGGTCATGGTGCCAGCGCCGAACGTGTCGCCTTGGTCGCGTCGTCCACGGCGTACGTTGACGTTTAGCGCGCCGTCTAACACGCTGGCAAATTCGGTAGTTCCGTCCAAAACGTATTCGGTATTGTTGAGCACTCCGCGCGTAGCGTCGTCGAGTGTAAACGCGTCAACTAAAAAGCCTGTCGCTATTTGTAGGTCATAATTGCCTGATTGGACTACAGCTACAGCCATGTTATGCCACGTTTAATTGCAGCGGGCCAGCGGTGCGCGAATACGCCCGCAACGCGTTAACAACGCTTTGCCCTATTTCGGCGCTAGTAGACAACCCGCCAGCCACGTTAATTGTTACTCCGCCACCGCCCATGTTGCCCATTTGCGATAATGGGATTACAGCCTCGGGGCCTGCCTCGCCAATCATGGCAAGCGTTGGCCCGGTTACTATGCCGCCGTCCGCCATTTTAGGTATCGAGCTGCTAATAGTTGAAACAATACGGTTAACACGCTCGGTTACGGTTACGTCAATATTGACCGTGCGTTTCATCTTTGCGGCTATCTCGTCCATTTTGGCCATAAGTTTTGGCGTTAATTTGGTTAGTTCTGCCTCAAGTCCGTTAACAATGAATTGCGCTTGGTCTACGCCTGTCTTATACCAACGCTCGGCGGCTTGTAGTCCTACCTTGTCCGCTGCGCGTTGTGCGGCCTCTACAAGCGCGTTAGTTTCGTCTATAGCGGTTTGCCCGCCCTTTACAAGCTCGAGGGCTATTTCGGCGCCAGCCACGTTGCCTGCGTCCATGACGTAGCCCAATGCGTCTTGGCTTAAACCCATTTCCAAGGCTTTGCCAAGGTTGGTGGAATACTCGACAATGCCCCGTACTTGCCCACGTAGGGCGTCTAAAAAGCCTTTGAAGCCGTAGTCGCCAGCCTCAAGCGCGGCGTTAAAATCTAAAGCACCCTTTACGGCGTCGCTTACCTTTGTAGCAAAATTGTTAAATTCGCCTTGCGCGTCGGCCAACTTTTCTTTAGCGGTATCTACAGCTTCGCCCAACTTTTCTTTAAGCGCCGTGGCAAAACTCTCCACCTCTTTTTTAGCGCCGCTAATAGCTGGCGGTGTTTCTTGAAACTTTTTATTAAACTCCCCGGCGGCGTCGGCCATACGCATTTGTGCTTGGTTTGAGCGGCCCATTTCTTGGTTGTATGCGCCTGTTTCTTTTTTGGCGTCAAAAAAACCCGAGCCAATAAGTTGTAAGCCGTTAATAAACGCCGAAATAGGGTTTATAGCCGAGTCAATTATATCTTTAAATTTTCCAACATTGTTTATAGCGTTTTTTGCTGGCGTCGGAATATCATCAAACGCGCCCGCAATTTTTACTAGGCCGTTAGCAAAATCGGTTGCCGCTGGTAGTAGTTGTTGGCCTAGTTGAATTTGAAAATCTTTAAACAGCGCGCTTAGGGTGCGTTGCTTGTTTGCGAGGTTGTCGGCTGTCCTAGCAAAGTCGCCTTGCGCGTCGCCTGTCTGTTTATAGATAGCGGATTGTGCCGCCAAAATCTTTTGTTGTGCTGTTAACGCACCGCTGCCGTCGTAAATGCCAAGCTTCATTGCCTCGGCTTTTAGGGTTGCGTCGTTAAGCAATACACCAAAACGGCGTAGAGGCTCTGCCTCGCCACGTAGGGCCGCGCCAATGGCCTGTACGGCTTCCTCGGGGGTTGTGTTGTTAAACGAGGCTAGGTCAGTAGACAGCGTTACAAAGTCAGTAGTAAACGTGCTTAAATCCTCGCCAGCCAACCCGGCAGCTTTACCGAACGTGCCGAAAGCACCGGCAGCGTCGAGCACCGATTGTTTAGACTGGCCAAGCTCTCGAGCGGCAGTATTGGCAAAGTCTTTAACGCTCTTGGACGCTCGCCCAAAAATTACGTTTACCTTGCTGGTTGCTTCCTCAAAGTCTGAGGCCGCACGAATAGCCGGGGCAATAACTTGGGTAATGGTGCCGATAGCGGCGGCAGCTGGCAGCAACGCCCGCTGCAAAATAAAGCCCGCTTTTTGGCTAGTAGTCGTCAGGCTTTTAAACTCGCGTTGAGCGTCGGCAATACCCTTACCGTTAAAGCTCGTAAAAATACCAATGTTAATTGCCACGCGTCACCACCAAATTACGGTTTGTTTGTTCCATAACTTTACCCACAATGCTTAGTAGCTCGGCGGTTACTCCGGGACGATTGTTTTCTACGGCCTTGTCAATCACTCGAGGCGCGTCGCCTACCTCTTTGTTTAGGTTGGCTATAAACGCCGTGTTGCGGATACCGCTAATGCCCGCGCCTGCATGGTCATAGATAGCGCCCGCAAAACTCTTTTGTTGAATAACCATTAGCTGGTATGGCTTGGCACCGTACACAACTTGGCGGGTATAGCCGCCTTGGTCAAAATCTACGTAACGCTCACGGGTAGCACGTACACCAACGCGCACGTTAAAGCCGCCCTGCACCTCAGATACGTTCCAAGCGGCCTCACGGCCTCGAATAAGCGAGCCGCGCCGCATACCGGACAGCGGGGCACCGTCGCTACGCAATTGGGTTTGCACCATTTGGCGGGCCTCTTGCACAATTTGATTGCCAACGCTTTTAATGTCTTTAGTTACTTGCCGCCTAATTTTGCGGTCTATGTCGTTTAATTCTTTAAGCGCCGCCTGCACCCCGTATACGTCTATGTTCGCGGTTGTTGCCATGGCGTCGCTACCTTTTTTTGTGTGCCTCTGTCAACACTTTAGCCACCGTCTGCAAGTCTTGTAGCTCAAACGGGATATTAGGCGGCCACCAACCGACAGCTACTAGCACCTCGGCTAGTTGGCGTCTGTAGGTGCCGCTTCGGTAAAACTTGGTTGCTCTTGCTCAACAACCTCAATGTTGACAAGCTGTTTAATAAAGTTGTCAAACTCTGCCGGTACAACAATCTTGTTTAACTTAGACGCCTCAAACGCCAAATAGGCTAAATCCTCTATGCCAATGCCGTTGGCCATGTCGGACGCCTTGCGTTTGAATTTCCTCTCCCATGCAACAACAACGTAAAGGTTGGTTGTAACCGTGTAGGTGTTGTCGGGTAATTCAACTTTTAGCGTGAGCTGCATAACTAGCCTCTTTCGTGTCGGGCCGTGTTGAGGCCTTTATTAGGAAACGTCTACCGAGTACAAGCCCCCGGAAAAGCTAATGTCAATCGTCGAAAGCTCACCCATGGTTGCGTTAATGACTGGCAAAGACTCTAGGTAAGTACCGGTCAAAGTAAAACCCGGGTTAGTTGCCGAGTACGTGCCGGGCGTTGCTGGTGCAGCTGGCGACACAATTACCGTTACTTGCGTACCGACAAGGGCGGCCAAGCTTGCGTATGTTTCGCTTGCGGCGTAGCTCATGTAAAGAGTAAGTGTTAACTCGTTGTTTTCAAGGCCAGCCGAGTTGTAGCGGGCCAAGTCACCAAACGCGGTGCTTTCCAATGCTTCAACGGTGCGCGTAAGTGTTGCGGCGGTGCACTGGTCGCGCAAGTTAACCGTTGCGATAATTACGTCCGGGTTGCTTAGGTAAGTTGTTGTGGCCATGGGGTTACTCCTCGTTTGTGTCTATGTCTTTTTTAGCATTTTTTACGGGCTTAGGTGCGGATACTTTAATAAAGCCGCCAGCGAGTAGCGCCTCGACATTAGCCCCGCGCATTACGGCTAGGTCGGCGTCAAACTCGGCGCCCGGTGTACCGACTCGAGGGCTAACAACGGTGTATTTGGTCATGCTGTAGTGCTCGCTTTCAAGTCAATGGTTAAATCATAGGCGGCGTACTCGGCCCCACCGTAGATAGCCACCGTTGGGCGGCCGCCAGTAACCGCCACGTTTTTAGCCAACAGTAAAGCGGCCATATTCATTAGCGAGCGTTGGGCGTCAAGGTTGCCCGGGCCAAGGGTAATAAGCCGTACCGGAAAGGTAATTTCGACAATGTTGAAGTTAAACGCCACAAAGCTTGGGGCGTCTATAAACGCGCACGGCGGGTTAATGTTGCGCGGGTCATTTGTTACCGTAAGGCCCGTTATTTCGTTAAGCGTCGTTGTGAGGTTGTCTAACGCGACGTTAAAAAGGTCGGTGTATGCGGGTACGGGCATTAGGCCACCGCGGGGCGGTCAATACCCAACAGCTGTTTGACCATTGGGCTAAAGCCTGTCGAGCCGCCAGTAGTCATACCGTCAAACGACGCGTAATCCATGCCAGCGCTACCACGTTGCCTATACAAAAAGCCTGCATAAGCCACCGTGCCGAGAGTTACCGCGGCACTTGGTGAGGTTGTGAGGCTGTCCACGTACCCGGCTTGCTGGCGCCGCTTGTAACAAACAGCGTTGGCACTTGTGCGGCATTGCGTTAAAAACGCGGCGTCGGCCGCTGTAGCGGTGCCTATGCCTAACCAATCCTCTACTTGGCTGTCGGCTGTCACCCACGTACACGTGGGCGTAGTGGTCAGGGTGCCGGTAGCGGCCACAATTTGCACGTTGTCGGCCGTGCGCGCGTAAAGCACTTGGTTTTGTATTGGTAGCTGGTAGTCGTAATGAAAAAACCCTTGCTCGTCTACGCCCGTAAAATAGTATTGCGGCAACTCCGCTACTAAATACGTGCCGTTAAACGTCGCGTCAACGCCGCTAATAACTACAGACTGCCCAACCTCGAGCGGGTCGGCGTTTGTTTGTAATACTAAAACCGCGTAATTGTCGGTTAAGTACTTTTGTGTGACCGAGTAAGCGGCCATAATGGCCTACCTTTCGGTTATCAGACGAACTTAACGAACTTGGTAGCGTCTGCCATAAACCCGGCAGCGTAACCACGGAAAGCAATCGTGCGGCCCAAAGTTGCTGGTACCTCAACGCTAATTGCGCCTTTTTGCTGTTCGTAGAATTCAAAGCCAGCAGCTGCACCGGCAGCGTGTCCCATGAATGAGCCCGGTGCGTTTCTGTCAACAACAAGTACCAAGCCAAGTGGATTGCCGTTCCAAGTTGTTGCGCTCGAGTTGCCGGCAGCGTTTTGACCCATAAGGTTTGGTGCGCCAGTGTACGGAAATACTGGACGGTTTGAATCATCTACCGAGCTTGACAAGGCCGCCCAACTTGCTGGCGTTACAAACATGTGCGTTGGCAAATAGTTAGACGAGGCCGAAATTTGACGGGCACCGTCGTAAATTGCTGCTACCCAATCGGCGCCTACTGCCGTGTCGGCTATTGACGCTGTTTGCGTGATTGCTGCATGGCAAGTGTCTACGGCGTAATTGTCGGTTGCTTGGCCGTAAGCGATTGCGAGCTGGTTTAAAATAATGTCAATTGACGAGGGGTCTGACCAATCCAAGTCTTGTTCGGAAACAGTAACGTATGTTCCAAAACTTAGTTTTGAAATGTCATTGTTTGAAACAACCACGGTTGACGCGTTAAGCGTGTCAAACTGTGCGGCCTGTTGTGTAACAGTTGGACGAGTTGTAATTTTTGGGCGACGGAAAGTTGCGCCAGCTGTTGGCATTGCACGAGTACCAATTGCGGTAACAAACGGGCGAATTGGGTTTAGTCCGTCGTACACGCTGCCAGTAATAATTTCGGGCAAAATACCGGGTGTTGACTCGGTGTTAATAAATGGCGCAACGCCGGGTGCAGCTTCAACAACTGCTTGCTTAATGTTTGCGTTCATTTGTGCAAAGTCGGCGCCGCCACGTACGTAGCTAGCAATATATTCCGACGTGCTTGGCAAACGCAATTTGCGTGGCTGTGCATAAATGGTTTGCACGGTTGCGGCCTCAATAACGGCTGGTGTTTCTATGGTCTTTTCCATTTCGGTTAACTCCTCGTTTTCGTCTTGTGTATTATTTAACTCTATTTCGTCGGGCTCTTGGTGGATACTTGCCGCAACGCGTTGAACCTTGGCGGCCTCAAATGCGCCGTAGGGCAGCAAACTGAGCTCTTGCCAATCGGCCTTAGTTACAACCATGGTGCCAGCCTCGTCAAAACTAAACTCAACTGGCAAAATGCCTACGCTTACGCTGTCTAAAACGCCGTCTTTTGCAAGCTCTAGCGCCTCGTTGCCTAGCGTTGTTTCGCTTATCTTGGCTTCAAACATGACGGTATCGCCTACCAACTCTCGAGCAGTAACTAAGCCGATTGGGCTAGT